TTAGGTTTTTTAGTTAACTCCCCATCCGAAGTCTGCTTGCCCTTAATCTGACTCATGATATTTGATACGGGCGTTTTATTTTCACTTTCCTGCCCCTCTTCGCCAGGATCAGTAATGCGTAGGCTTTCAATATTAAAATCCAAATCAACTTTAGTTCCAACACCACTACTGCTACGAGTCTTCATAAATTGAATTTGATACCTACCACGCTCGCGCATTGCCCTACTAGTAAAAATGCCAATAACATTGTCGGCTGTTTGAATTTTACTTAATCCACCACTGATATGACTATGATCAAATTCAATCTCGTCAACTGCTCCGCGATTCAACTGCGCTGCGGTAACCACTACACATTGAGTTTCCATTGCCAAGTTACGCAACTCCTCACTGACATATTTGTCTTTGACAAACAAATCAGACGGGGAAACTTTGACAGAAAGCGGCATCATAAGGTCTAGATAGTCTACCAAAATAATGTCAGGTTTTAGGCCCGTTTTTACTTGATATTCCTTTAAATATGCACGTAAATCGTTACAATTCTTACCTGTTGGTAGGTATTTAATTTGCATCCCGCCAGCTTTTTTACCAGTGAGTCTGACTTTCATTTCAACATCATCTAAATTTCTAAATACATCTTTACTAGCAACACCGGTGATCATACTATCAATACGCATACCCACCAATTCCTCACTAAGCTCGAAAGTAAAATAAATCACATTCAACCCAGCAAAACTAAAATTTACTCCTAAGTTTGCCAAAAACAAACTCTTACCACCGCCAGATCCTGCACAAAAAATATCCAACTCACCACGTTTAAACCCACCATATAGCTTTTTGTCAACAGTGGGCCACCCTGTACTAAGTTGTCCAGAATTGTCACGCAATTTTAAAAGTCTAGTTCTAGGGTCAGAATAATAATCTGTGCCCATATCTCTAGTCAATCCAATTTGCACTGCATCCTTTATCAGCTTTTCTACAGGGTCATATTCGCCCTTTTCCAATAGATCGGCAGCTTTGAGAATAGCACGTTCTAATTCGCCTCGCTTACTAAATCCTTCAAATTCATTGAAAAACCATTCATAATGTCCATCATTTAATTCCGGTACTGGTTTTAATTCAAGACCGGTTGTGGCTGCAATTTGCTCATATGTGGGCAACGTCTTATATTGGTCAATATGTTCTTTTAAAAAAGTTGCAGTGGAACGTAAACTTCTATCAAAATTTTCTGGGTTATAAATGCTTGAAACACGCACATAAGTTTGTGAATCTTGAAGCATCATCTCCAGAAAAAGTCGTTGCAAATCACTATTGTATTCTTTGGTCATAATATTATATATATTTTTTCTTACGTAATTGAATCTTTAATTTACTAGTCTCGACGGAGTCCAATATCGCCTTTAAGGTGAATAATTTTCCATACTTAACTATAGCTTCATTGATATCTTTACAGGTTTCGGACCAAACAGGAAACGCAACATTCCAACCATATTCCATGGCATGGTCGATTAATTTGGATCCGGGCCATTTTTTATTATCTATATCAAAATCTGGAACTACGATAACTTCTCTCCCCAAACTGTCAATGATATCAGCTTGCTGCTCACTACATTCATTACCCAGAACAGCGACACCATCAATACTCATTGCATCAAAAACACCCTCACATACTATGACAAAACGCCAATTAGACTTTTGATTATTAATATTAAAAACAAAGTTGGGTTCATGTTGTGTATAATATTTAGGTTTGATGGCGCTGTCAATGGCTCTGGCAGTCCATCCAATAATTGTGTCTTGCCAATAAAATGGTATTATTACTCTATGACTTAATTTATGTTCGTGACTATCGCTCCAATAAAAATTATATTTTTCAATGTCGATTTTTCTATTAAACAAATAATCAATGACTGAGTGATAATTTTTGGGCACATTTTGCCATTCGGCCAATTCATAAAAACCAGCCAACTCATATAATGTTCTTGCAGATTCGGGCAATGGTCTAACTGCATAATTGACTACATTATCTTTTTTTATTTCAACTTGAGGGTTAGTTAATTCTATATACTCTTTAACCCTGATGGCTTCAATTACCAATCTTTTTATGGTTGATTCTTCAGCACCAAGCCAAGATAATAATTTTCTGAACTTATAGGCTAGTGGCCTTCCAGCAGTATAATTAGCAGTAAAATTGCAATTAAAGCAACTGTAAGAAATAGACTCATCACCATTTTTTATTATTCCACCCCGTCCTCTGGTGTCAACACTTTCACCATTATGGTGGCAACAAACTGCATTTCCGGATATCCATCCAGAAGATGTTTGTTTGGTTTTTCTATTTAGGCACCACAAAGATGTGGCGGTGTCAACAATTTGATTAGCCAAAGATTATTAAAGATTGATAATTTTTGTAATTATAACACCAAGCTAACTTAAACTCAACCTCCAAAAAACATTTAACATGTTTAGTATAAATTGGTTCCAGAAATCAACCATTCAGTCTGAGTTATTTTGATGGCAGTAGCAACACCGCCTTTAGCCAAAATCCTATTGCCAGTTACTTGAGAATTCCCACTATAATATACTGTATCCGAACAAGTTATAGTTACATTTGCAGCATTTGGATGATTAACAAATGTCAATACCGTGCCGATTGGATAAGAAACTGAGGCATCTGTTGGTATATCCCAAGTTCTGACAGTAGTGTCAGTGCCTGGATGGTATATTTGACGTCCACTGTCTGATGAAACTGTTGTATAATTCCCGCCCTGTATGTTTTGGGGTATTATCTTTGTGCCAATTTCAAAACCATTAATAGTGCCATTTCCAGTGAATGCTGGATTAACAGTCCCACCAACACTTCCAGTGTACCCAATCACCGTGCTTGCGCTGCCAGTATAACCAATACCAACACTACCAGTATATCCGGCTGGACCGACATAAAGATCACCACCAATACCAACACCCTGTATATTCCACTCTGTGGAGGCAATTTTAAAGGCTGATGCTACGGCCCCAGGAACTAATAATATAGGACCAGTCTGTGTTTGACCACCAAATACTACCGTATCATTGAAGACGACCGACACATTACTAGCGCCTGATTGATTAATAAATGTTAATGCAGTGCCAATTGGATAAGCAACAGTTGCATTGGCCGGAACTGTCCAGGTTCTAGCAGTCGTATTATCTGATCTAGGATGGAATAATTGCGACCCGCTATCAGACAAAACCAAAGTATAATCGGATGCTATAATATTTTGTGGCAATATTTTAGTGCCTATCTCATACCCATTTAAAGTAGCATTTCCAGTAAATGCTGGACTACTTGTTAGTACCGATGATATTGTTTGCCCATTAGAGTAAAAGATATTATCTGAATATATCGCAGTAGCAAAAACGTTTCCACTAACACCAACCCCACCAGCCACAGTCACAGCACCAGTGATTCTACTAGTAGATGCTTGTGTATTCGCAACAGCTAATATATTACCAGAAGGAACATTCCAAGAACTAATGCCCGTTGAGAATGGTGCGCCATTAGTATAGAATAAATTATCTGAATATATCGCACCAGCAAAAACGTTTCCACTAACACCAACCCCACCAGCCACAGTCACAGCGCCAGTGGTTCTACTAGTAGATGCTTGTGTATTCGCAACAGCTAATATATTACCAGAAGGAACATTCCAAGAACTAATACCCGTTGAGAATGGTGCGCCATTAGTATAGAAAAGATTATTTGTATAAACATTTCCAGTATGCGTTCCTGTGGAGTTCCCTACCAAATTCCCTAAGAAATATTTTGCAGCAACATTTGATGTTGTGGTCCATGCACCATTAGTATATTCAAACGCCGCATCTCCTAAATAAGGACCTTTATCTCCGTAAATCATTGGAAGATCAGCAGTCGTTTTATTGGCTGTAACTGTTCCAGAAGTACTAGGAATTGCACCGTCAACAAATGTTGCTGCGTGACATGCTAATATAGTTACGCTTCCTGGAGATACCGAAGATGGAAGTGCAGTTGTTGGTGGAGTAAATGCTGCTGTATAGACTGCTTGTCCCTCAACAATTCTAACATTGGAGATATATCCAATGAAATTGGAACTAGGTGCTGCATTGACCCAAGATGTACCTATCTTAGTACCTGCTTGTGTAAAGAAGCTAAGTTGTTGATCCAAACTAGCTGAATAGGAAAATTCACCTCCGAGCTGACCATTGACAAATATCCGTATATTATTGTCTGACCCTCGAGCAACTGCTACATGACTCCAGGTATTAGCCGTAACAATTATTGTACTAGTTATTATGTTAATACTGTCATTAGATATCGCTCTAGAAGCATTAAAAGTCAAAAATCCATCAACAATAAATAAATTCCATCCTCGATTTCCACCAGAGGTGGTATTTGACTGCCAAGTCGAAACTATAGTTTGTTTGCCTGATATTGATGTTGGATTTATCCAAGCTTCTATTGTGAACTGCTCAGATGCTATAATAAAAACATTAGTACTACAATTTAAATAATTTGTCCCGTCAAATTGAACGCTATATGCAGATATTGTCGTGGCTATTCTAGTAGCAGAAGATGCTGATGCCAAAATCGAGGATATCCAAGACTTACCATTAGCAAGGAATAGATTATCTGAATACACTCTACTAACAAATAAATTCCCATTAATACCAACGCCGCCCGCGACTGTCATTGCCCCATTAGTAGTTGATGTCGACGTTGTGCTGCTGGATATATTAAGATTGCCACCAATATTAACAGATCTAGCAATCCCAACACCACCAGTAACTATCAAAGCGCCTGTTGACGAACTGACAGAGTTTGTTGAACTTTGAACTATCAACTGGCCACCCAAATACATAGATCCGCCAATTCCGGCCCCACCAGTAACTTGCAACGCTCCAGTCGTTGTGCTAGTTGCTGCTGCAATATTTGTGGTGATTATTGATTGATTTGTTGGAAAACTTGTCCCTCCCGAACCAATACCGCCGCCAGAATAAGGAGATCCATTGGGATAGAAAAATCCACCTGAAAGTATTAGATCACCGCCAAGATATAAACTTCCACCAATTCCAGCACCGCCAACTACTTGGAATGCCCCAGTAGTTGTTGAGAGCGAATTAGTTGACGATGAGACCACTGTTGGTCCAGAACATGTGAGATATAGGCTATCGTTCTCATCATTACTTACAGATATTTCAAATCTAGAAATATCGTCATTGCTGCCAGAAACAGAATAGTATTTAATGGTTGCATTATCACCTGCACCACCGGCAGGATTTGCTGCAAATGCTATACCATTTTTTGCGCCATTTCCAGAAGTTGCCCCAAGTAATCCGCCAACATATAAGCTACCAACTATCCCGGCACCGCCAAGAACCCTTAAAGCACCGGTACCTGCGGATATAGATTCTGTTGCGGAATTAATAACTGTAGCACCAGGAGAAGTTAAATAAATTTCATCAGGTGCATCATTACCAACCGACAATTCAAGCCGTGTGTTTTCACCGCTAACAGAATAATATTTAATAGTCGCAAAATCGCCTGCACCGCCTCCAGGATTTGGTGCGAATATAATTCCACTAGAGGAATTTGTTCCAGATGAAACATTAACGCTTCCATTAACAAACAGGTTTCCAGAAATACCTGCTCCACCAGAAACTTGCAATGCGCCAGTAATTGGGCTGGTCGACGTCGTCGTATTGGTTGTGATTATTCTTTGTGCGGTTGGGAATGTAACACCACCACCAGTGAACGGCTCACCATTGGCATAAAAATAACCATCTGCCAAGACAGATAGTGCAGCTACTCTTGAATTTGTTTTCCAAATATCTCCTGATGCATTTAATTGATTTGAGCCAATTTGATTTGAAAAGGTACTAACAGATACTCCACCAATTACAGTTATAGTATATGCATTTTTACTCTTATCATTAATATTGTTACCAACACAAGTTAAAAGTTCTGTTCCAGAAATTGCAAAAATTTCGGAGTTGTTTGGCGTAAAGTCTTGACCATATGGAACATAATTTTTATTCAAACGTAAATTTCGAATATACCCAGTCAAACTTGATCCAATAGTTACGGTAGATGCTTGAGTTGTGGTCCAAGAGGTCGGCCCGCCTGTGTCGGTTATAACACCATTCACAAACATTTTACAGATAGTTCCAGTAAAGCAAGCTGCAATGTGATTCCAAGAATTCAATGTTATTGGGGTTGTGGATGTTAGTTTTTGCCAAATACCATTATTCCAATTTCCATGGCCAAACATTGGATATAGATCAGTCAGTGACAATTCCATGGTGTATACATTTCCAATAGAACATTGTATTATGGCTCCGCCAGAACCAGTCAAATATACCCATGCTTCAACAAAAATTTGAGTTGTTGAGGAAACAAATGATGCTAGTGTCTGACTATCAATTCTTAAACTACCTGAATTGAATTGAACGCTAT